ATGCGGCGAAGTCTGGCTATCGATGGCGCGGGAAATCTACGTCGAGCCTAACCGCAAGATGAAGGCCATCCAGACCACGGGCGAGCCGCGCACGGTCGAACTGGCCCGGCCGATGGTCAACAAGGAAACCGGGGCCATTGAGACTGACAACGACATCGCAGACGCCAAGTTCGATGTGGCCGTTGACGTTGGGCCAAGCACGACCAGCCGCCGCGCAGCCGTCGTCAGGGCAATCACCGGCATGATGCAGATAACGCAGGACCCGGAAACGCTGCAAATCCTTGGCGCGCAAGCTATGATGAACATGGAAGGCGAGGGCCTGTCCGAGATGCAGCAATACTTCCGCAAAAAGCTGCTGAAGCTGGGCGTGCTGGAGCCGAACGAGGAAGAGGCCGCCGCGATGGCCGAAGAACTGCAAGCGATGCAGGACCAGCCCGACCCGCAGAAGGAACTGTCCGACGCGCTGGCAAACGAAGCGCGGGCCAAAGCCTCGCTCGCTATGGCGAACACTGAGAAGTCGCTTGCGCAGGCCGAGGAAAGCCGCGCCAACACCATCGTCAAGCTGACTAGCGTGGGGATGGACGAGGACGCGGCCGCCAGCCCGCAAGCGCCGCCCCCGCGCGACGAGAAGGCAGAGCTGGAACTTGAAGCCCTGCGCCTTGAGAACCGCATGCGCAAGAACAAGGCCGACGCAACCGACACGCAGATCGAGCAGCTACGCGCCGAGCGCGTGACGAATGACACCATGGTGCAGGCCAGCGAGGCGATGCAGCAGGCTGTGATCGGGCTGAGTGAGAGCGTCTCTGTGATCGGCAACGCGGTCGGCCAGATGAGCGAAGCCGTGGGCCAGTTCGCGCAGGTGACGAGCCAGAACGCAGACAAGGCAATCGCTGCGCTGTCGCGTCCCAAGCGTGTCGTGCGCGAAAAGGGCCGGATATCCAGAATTGAAACTGAAGGCAGCGAATAATGGCCGCAGGTAACTGGATCGTATTCAACAGGGCCAAGCTGAAGCTGGCGAATGGGACTTTCGACCTTGACACGCAGACATTCAAGATGGCGCTGACCACGTCATCGCAGGCGCTCGACGCGACCTTCGTCGGCGGGTCTACTGATTGCCGGTACGCGGACCTCACGGCGGAAGTGGTCGGCACAGGCTACACCGCAGGCGGCAAGACGCTGACCGCCACATGGACGCAGGCGGTCGGCACGATCACATTTGACGTGGATGACCAAGCGTGGACCTCGTCCACCATAACGGCCAAGTATGCGGTGATCTACGCCGACAATACCAACGACGACTTGTTGTGCGTTGTGGACCTGGACACGGGCGGCGGGTCAGTCAGCACAACGGCCGGCACGCTTACGATTACAATCAACGCCTCTGGCGTCTTCACGCTGGCATAAGGGACAGACCATGCAGCAGGGATATATCGCGACCCTCCTTAACTCGATTGCGGACGGCTCGGCGCTCACCAACACCACGACGGCAACGTCGATCCTGCCGGTCATCGCCAAGCCGACGCTTCCGGCGAACTACCTGTTCGCGGGCAAGATGTTCCGCGTTCGTGCGTCGGGCAGGATCAGCACGGTTGTCACGACGCCGGGAACGCTGACGCTCGATTTTCGCCTGGGTTCGGTTAGCGTCTTCTCGTCCGGCGCGATGTCATTGAACACAACGGCGCAGACTAACGTCGGCTGGATATACGATGCAATGATGACAGTTCGCGCTGTTGGTGCGACCACGACTGCCAACATTCTGGGTCAGGGCATGTGGATCAGCCACGCGGTTATCGGATCGCCAGCCCCGACAGCGGGCGGCGCGGGTGAGCACGTGTTGCCATACAACGCAGCCCCCGCAGTCGGCACAGGCTTCGACAGCACCGCAGCGCAGCTCGTTGACCTGTTCGCGACGTGGTCGGTAGCCAACGCGGCGAACTCGATCACTTGTCACCAATTTTTGATAGAAGATTTGAACTAGGTCATGCCCCGCATCGGCTCACTCACGCAGCGACCGCGTCAGATGACGCGCTTCGGCGCGAATATGTGTCCGATGACCAACACGGGCCTGACCAAACTAGGTCCGAATGGGGGGATGGAATACATTGAATTAGGCCCGCGCCGCGTTCCTATGGGCGGCATCGGGCATTCGCTGTTCTCAACGCCGCTACTCAAAAAGCCGACGTTCACAGGCACGTTCTCGCTGTCAGGCGTGACGCGGGACAGCGCAGGGGTGGCGCTGGCCAATTGCGTGGTGGACCTGTTCCTGAATTCAGAGGACACGCTTGTCGCAACAACCACGTCGGACGGATCGGGGAATTACAGTTTTATCGTAAACGGCAATTCTCAGACCTATTTCGTGAGGGCCTACAAGGCCGGATCGCCTGACGTTGCGGGCACGAGCGTGAACACCCTGACGGCTGTCTATCCGTGAGTGACGTTCGGCTATTTACGGTTCCGAGCGATGCCAACCAGAACGACGTCCGGCTCTATCCTGGCGTTGTAAACACCACGCTGACGCCTGAGCGCGGCCTGTTGACCCTGACCGGCTTTGCGTCGGCGGTTGTCGCTAGCGCCCTGCTGACGTTGGGTGTCGGATCGCTGACGCTGACCGGCTATGCGCCGACGGTTACAACATCCGTAACGCCGGTAAACGTGACGGTGACGCCCGGCGCTAGCGCGCTGGCCTTGCAGGGCTACGCCCCCACGGTCGCAACATCAACCAATGTGTCCGTGGCGACAGGCTTGGGCGCGCTATCCCTCACCGGGTACGCCCCCACGGTAACCGCAAGCGCACCGCAAATTGTCGGCGGCGGCGGGCCGGGCAATCAGGGCCAGAGAGCGCCCCCAGCCAGGCGCAGCCAGGCGCACGAATGGGAGCTTGAGCTACAGCAGGCTGCGAGGCTGGCGTCGATTGCAAAGGAATTGGCGACCTCTGATCGCCCGCAGGCCCGGCGGATCGCCCGGAAGCTTGAAGATTACACCGGCGACGTCAAACAAGCCGAAAGCCTGCGCCGTGAGCTGGCAAAACTTGAGGCGGTGCAACGCGAAAAGCAGTTTCGCAACGAGATCGAACGGCAGAAAAGTCAGGATCTGCAGGACGCGGCGCGGGAACTGGACGCCATACTGGCAGACGATGAGGACGCGTTGGACCTGTTGATGGCAAATTATGACCTAGAGGCAGATTTGCTGTTGTCCGTTTTTGGGATAGGACGATTGATTTGAACGGCCAACCAGTCAGCCGTCACAAATGACTGAGAGGAAAGCGCATGATGTTTGAACCAGACGAGAAAGAAGTCATTGACCTGGCGCTGGCGGACGAGACGTCCCCGGCCCCCGTTGCGGAGGGCGAGACGCCCCCAGCGGAAGCGGAAGAGACTGAGCTTGTCGTCAGCATCGGCAACGAAGAGCCCCAGCCCGATCCGGTAGCCGAGGAAGCTCGGCAGGCACCGGAATGGGTCAAGGAACTTCGCAAGCAGAACCGCGAACAGCAGAAGCGTATTCGTGAACTAGAACGCAGTATGCAGGCGCCGGCCGCGCAGGGTGAGACAAATACCGCCCCGCCAAAGAAGCCGACGCTGCAAGATGTGGACTATGACACAGGCGCTTACGAGGCAAAGCTCGATGACTGGTACAAGGCGAAAGCCGCGTATGACAGCCAGGAAGCCAAACGCCAGCAGGAACGGGATGCGGTCAAGGGAGCATGGGAAGCCAAGCTCACCGGCTACAATACCGCCAAGGCAGAGCTCAAGGCTCGCGACTTTGAAGATGCCGAGGCAGTCATTGCAGACACGCTATCCACGACCCAGCAGGGCATCATCCTCGACGGCGCGGAAAAGCCTGCACTGTTGATCTATGCGCTAGGCAAGAACCCAAAAAAGGCGGCTGAACTGGCCGCGATTACAAACCCGGTCGCATTTGCTGCGGCAATTGGAAGGCTGGAGGCAACTTTGAAAGTCACACAACGCAAGCCGTCTGCGGCGCCTGAGAAGATCGTGAGCGGCAACGCTCCGAAATCAGGGGCCATAGACAACACATTGGAACGACTGCGCGATGAAGCGGCGAAGACGGGCGATATGACGAAGGTCATGGCCTACAAGCGTCAGCAGAAGCGCGGTTAACAAGGACAAGGAACAATGCCTAACGGTTTTAGCAAAGAAGAACGGGTTGCGTTCGAAAACATCCTTGAAGGTTTTCAGGATGCTCTCGTGCTCTCCCGTAACGTCGCTGTGTTCAACACGGACCAGACGACGATGGAACGCACAAATAACATCATGTGGCGCCCACAGCCGTACATTGCGACGAGCTACGCCGGCACCGACATGACCACGAACTTCGACGATTACACGCAGCTGTCTGTCCCTGCTACCATCGGTTTTCAGCGCTCAGTCCCGTTTGTGCTGACCGCAACCGAACTGCGTGACGCCCTGCAGGAAGGTCGCCTTGGCGATGCTGCCAAGCAGAAACTGGCGTCAGACATCAACGTGTCTGTTATGACCGTCGCCGCCAACCAGGGCACGCTTTTCGTCAAGCGCTCTGCGGCGGCTGCGGGTTTTGATGATGTCGCCCTGTGCGAAGCTATCATGAACGAACGCGGCGTGCAGATGGAGGACCGCTATCTCGCCCTGAGCACGCGCGATTACAACGGCATGGCGTCCAACCTCGCCGTGTCAACACGTTCGTTCGGCAACAGCATTTCAGATGAGGCGCTGCGTGCGGGCTTCGTTGGCCGTGTCGCTTCGTTTGATACCTACAAGCTGGACTACGCCAACCGCAAGACGGCTGCGGCCGGCGGCGCTGGCCTGACCATGAGCACGCTTGTAGCTGCTGGCAACTACTGGGTTCCGAAGGCGACTTCGGTCGCCACGACCGGCGAGACGTCGAACGTTGATAACCGCTATCAGACCATCACTATCAGCTCCACGACCTCCGTGGCGGCGGGCGATGCGTTCACGATTGCAAACTGCAACTCGGTGCATCTGATCACCAAGCAGGACACTGGCCAGCCGATGACGTTCCGCGTTATCTCCGTGCCGTCCTCGACGACGCTTGTGATCTCCCCGCCGATCATCTCGGCGCAGGGCGGTTCCGATGCTGAAATCCAGTACCAGAACTGCACCTTCTCTGCGACGGCGTCTAACGCGGCGATTACCTTCCTCAACACCGTGACGAACTTCATGAACCCGTTCTGGTACAAGGACAGCATCGAGATCCTGCCGGGTCGCTATGCAGTCCCGACCGATGCGGGCGCGGCCGTGATGCGTGCTTCGACTGACCAGGGCATCGAACTGGTCATGCAGAAGCAGTATGACATCAACACGA